AAAGAATTAAGAGGAACTGGAAGTAGTAAAAGGAAAGCTGATAAGTCTCAAGGCGATCCAATGAAAAAGATTAAAGAAGAAGTTGAGTTTATAGATGAGAACATAAACAGTCTAATTAGAAAATCTAAACTTCTTAAAAGATTACAAGAGATTACTAAAAAGAATAAACCAGGTGCTGTAAGTTTTAAAGATAGAGATACTATGACAGTTGAACCAAAAGATGCAAAAGATATTATGGAAGTACTTAAAAGATTAACTGATAGAAATGCTGGTTCAATGGTTACTAAAATGGAAAACGGAGTTGCTGGATTTATGAATATGTTAGATTTCGCAAAAAGGATGGCCAAATAATGTCAAATACTTTTAGACCAATCTCCAATGTTGTTTCTTTATCTACTGCAGCTAATGATGTTCACAAAGGAACTTCAGTTGTAGTTGTAACAACAGGAACTACAGATAGAACATTAACCATTGCTAATACAGAAAATGTTATTACTGGTGGTGGTAAATACGGAACTTTTACAACTACATCTCAAGCACAAGTTTACTTAAAAGCTGGTGAGTATGTTGTAATCAATAAGAAACCAACAGATACGATATTGCAAACAGCTGGTACAGATGTAAGAGCATTTGCAATTGCTAAAAAGGAGTAAAGATGAAACTAATATGCGAAGTAGTAGAAGATAGTTTAGAATTTATTGCTGAAGCAAAAGAAGACGGTACTAAGAATTATAAAATTAGAGGTGTCTTCATGCAGGGTGAAATTAAGAATAGAAACAATAGAATCTACCCTGTTCAAGTTTTATCTGAGCAAGTAGACAAGTATAAAAAGAATTATATTGATAAGAATAGAGCATATGGTGAGTTAGGACATCCAAGTGGTCCTACAATCAATCTTGAAAGAGTAAGTCATATGATTACAGACTTATATCAAGATGGAAATAACTTCATTGGTGAAGCTAAAATTATGGATACACCATATGGTAAAATAGTAAAGAATTTAATGGATGAAGGTGCTAGTATTGGAGTAAGTTCAAGAGGCATGGGTTCATTAAAACAAAACAACGGTGGAAGTCAAGTGGTACAAAAAGATTATCACTTAGCTACTGCTGCTGATATTGTTGCTGATCCTTCTGCTCCTGATGCTTTCGTTGAAGGTATTATGGAAGGTAAAGAATGGATTTGGGATAACGGAGTTTTGAGAGAAGCACAAATTGCTCAATACGAAAAACAGATTAGTACTTCTTCAAGAGAGAACCTTGAAGAAGCTAAAATGCAAGTGTTTAGTGATTTCATCTCAAAGCTATAATATTATAAATAATTAGTAAATTAGACTAAATTAAGGAGAAAATAATGTCTGAACAAGATCTTAAAACAAAAGATCAGGAATTAGAAGAAGTTCAAGCTCCAGAAGCTAAAGAAGATTCAACTCAGATTGATGAGTTCAAAGCGTCTATGGGTGATCCTTCAGAAGTTCCTGAGCCTACATCTAAAACTGCATCCGCTCCTGGTCCAAGTAAAGATCAAGGAGAGAAAACTCCACCTAAACAAGGTTCTTCTAAAATGGAAAAGCCTAAAGAGGTTGGAACAAAAATGGGTATGATCAATGCCATGGTTAAAAAAATGTCTCGTATGAATAAAACTGCGATTAACTCAATGTATGGTAATATGATGAGTGGCATGAAAAAACCAATGGGCGAAGAAACAGAAAATGAAGAAGTAACTAATGAAGTTCCTTCTCAAGACTATAAAGTAACTCCTCAAGACATTGACATCAAAGCTGATGTTAAAGCCTTATTCGGTAACGAAGATTTATCAGAGGAATTCAAAGACAAAGCAGCTACAATTTTTGAAACTGCTGTCGTAACAAAGATCAATGAGCATATTGATATCTACAATACAACTGTACAATCTTCTTATGAAGAAGATGTAAAAGCTATCAAAGAAGAAATGGCTGAAAAAATGGACAGCTACATGGACTACGTAGTAGAACAGTGGGCTGACGAAAACAAATTAGCCGTTGAGCAAGGCCTTAAAGCTGAGCTTACTGAAGACTTTATGAAAGGTCTTAAAGGTCTATTTGAAGAGCATTACATTGATATTCCAGAAGAGAAAGTTGATGTAGTAGAAGAGCTTGCAGCTAAAAACGAAGAGCTACAATCTCAACTAAATGCAGAAATTGAAAGAAACGTTGAAATCAAAAAAGATCTTGATGAAAATTCAAGAGAAAAGATGGTTTCATCTGTAAGCGAAGGTTTAACTGAAACTCAAAAGGATAAGTTCAAAACCTTAGCTGAAGGTATAGAATTTTCAGATAAGGAAACTTATCAGAAAAAATTGGAAACTATTAAGGAGAGCTACTTTGTTGAGGAAACTCAAAAAGAAGTAACTAGCCCAATAGGTGATACTGAAGAGCCACTAGATGAGGAAATTAAACAACCTAAAGGATCTATGGCAGGATACGTTAATGCTATTTCTAGAACACTCAAGAAATAGTTTACATTATAATAATATAAATGAAGGCTGACTTCAAAACTTAACTTAAAAAGGGAGGACATTAAATGTCTTATATAACAGAAGAGCTAGTAAAAAAATGGCAGCCAGTTCTTGAACATGGGGATCTCCCTGAAATCAAAGATCCACACAAGCGTCAGGTTGTTGCTACTTTACTAGAAAACCAAGAAAATGCAGCTAGAGAATCAGCTGTAGGTTCAGGGGGCTATCAATCACCAAGCCTATTAGGCGAGGCTGCTCCTACAAACGCAATGGGTGCTTCATCATCTACTGCATCTGATGGTGCGGTTGACATATTTGACCCAGTACTTATTTCACTCGTAAGAAGAAGTATGCCAAATCTTATTGCATACGACATCTGCGGTGTACAACCAATGACTGGTCCAACTGGACTAATCTTTGCTTTAAGATCTAGATTCGCTAGTCAATCTGGAACTGAAGCATTATTCAACGAAGCCAACACTACTCATTCAGGTGCTGCTGCTGGTAACACTGCTTCAAGAGCAGTTATCGACGGTTCAGCTGGTGATGTACAAGCTGGTAACGATCCAACTTCTAGAGCATCAGGTTCAGGTTATACAGTAACAACTGGTATGACAACAGCTGAAGGTGAAGCGTTAGGAGACGGTACTTCAAACGCTTTCAGTGAAATGGCTTTCTCTGTAGAAAAAGTTTCTGTTACTGCGGTATCAAGAGCTTTAAAAGCAGAATACACAATGGAATTAGCACAAGATCTTAAAGCTATCCACGGTTTGGATGCTGAAAGTGAATTAGCTAACATCCTTTCTGCTGAAATTCTATCTGAAATCAACAGAGAAGTTGTAAGAACTATTAATTACACAGCGACTGCTGGTGCACAAGACAACACAACTACTGCTGGTACGTTTGACTTAGATACAGACAGTAACGGTAGATGGTCAGTTGAAAGATTTAAAGGTCTGATTTTCCAAATCGAAAGAGATGCAAACCAGATTGCTAAGTCTACAAGAAGAGGTAAAGGTAACGTATTGATCTGCGGATCTGATGTTGCTTCAGCTCTTAACATGGCTGGTGTATTAGATTACACTCCAGCTCTTTCATCTAACCTAAATGTTGATGACACTGGTAACACTTTTGCGGGTGTACTAAACGGAAGAATCAAAGTATACATTGATCCATATTTTTCAAGTGCTTCTGGTTCTCAGTACTACACAATTGGTTACAAAGGTGCAAGTGCATTTGATGCTGGTCTGTTCTATTGTCCATATGTACCACTACAAATGGTAAGAGCAGTTGGCGAGAATACATTCCAACCAAAAATTGGATTTAAGACTCGTTACGGTATCGTAGCTAACCCATTCGCAACTACAAATGCTGATGGTGCAGTTGCATTCGCTAAAAAGAATATCTATTACAGATTTGCAACAGTAAAC